AAACCATGTGCAACTTTAGTAACGACATATGTTCCTGAATATTTATCGCTGGGACTGGTAGCAGAAGCGCCATCACCTTTAATTTCAGGAACTGTAATATAGATTTTATCTCCTGAAGAAATATCAAAGTTACCATTTACTCTTAATACAGAATTTCTTGTTCTTAATTCTTCAAGTAAAGCGGAATAGTTTAAAGATGTTAGTGCAACACTCAAAGGTTCATTATCTAATTCATTTGAGCAACTATTGTAAGCAGAATATTCATAATAACCAACTTCTTTATACGTGTTTCTAACGAAACTTTTATCAACTGAAGTTACTTCACAGGGATCTTTTATTGGGTCAAGTGATTCAATTTTTTTAAAAACTTGTCCGTGAGGGTCTAAAACAAACGTTGCTGGTTTACCTCTTTTCTTTGATCTAATTTCTTGAATTACATCTGACGTTTGTTCATCATCATTAAATTTATAAGAAAGTATGCTATATGCTTGTTCTTTTGGTGTGGTTTCACTAGAATTTGCTGCAATAATTTTATATCTATGCGATTCTTTTGCCTCCTCACCCGCAGACAAATTAATTAAACTTGCAACAGACGTAAATTTGTATGCATCATATCTTTCAAAAAACATGTAACCAGTAGCACCAGTTTCTTCTTGTGTCCCAGAAGAACTCCAGCGCACTGATGTTGCTTTACTGCATATATCATGAATAACTTGAAATGGTTGCATACCATTTCCATTATATTTGGTGGTTGGTTTGGACTTATCTTCTTGAACATCAAGTTTTTTTGTAGCGTAAATCCATCTCTTTAATATATCTTCTACTATAAAATTATAATCAATTTTTGTAGATTCATTAGGAGGCCATGTAGATAAGACATTAGATGCAAGAGATGTCAGAGCATCTCTAGTTACTAATTCTAACTCATATATTTGTTTTTTGTTTTGAATAATTTGCCTTACCTTACTAACAAAAAAACAATTAGCTCCAGTAAAAGAAAGATCTTTTCTCGTTCTAGTAGAATCGTCAGTATCTTTTAATGGATCATTAAATTGTACCACTTCAATCATACAAAAATTTCTTACGCCACAACCATTAAATGCTTTCTCAAAAGCACCAGATGATTCAAATATACTCATATTCGCTCGCACAAAAGAATCATAAATGCTCTCAATATACTCAAATTCTATAATTTCCTTTGCGATGAGTGGAGTTCCAGTAGGAACAGCCTCCCAAATTTTAGATTGAGTAGGAGCATCATAAATTCTTACTTCTCCTATGGGAGATGTTTTAGATTCATTTGCTGTAGCCATTTAAATTATGGTTCTTGTTGTATGATATCTATAAAAGTTTTATCACTCAGTTACAATAATGTCTTGAGTGAGTAAAATAATATCCTGACCAAAAACATCTTCAGTTTCTTGAGAGATCATGTTAAAATTTTGCTTTTTTGACATGTCAGATGGTGGAGTGGAATTAAATCTAGGAATAGTATTAGAAATTTTATTATCAGATTGCTTAGAAGATGTAAAGTCAGTTTCTATTTTGTTTTTAATAGATGATTGTAAAGTTTTTGTTGATTTAGAAGAGAGGAATGATGGTGAAACAGAACCGACATTTGTTTGAGATTTTGCAATAATATTTCTGTTAGTTCTGTTAGTTACACTATCACTTTTCTTGTATATACTTGGTTTTTTTCTATTTAATCTACGTTGATTAGCAAAGAACATTTGCTCAATTCTTCTGAATGGTCTTTCAAATAATGTTTTTAGTATACTTATACCGATTGGTCTCTTAATAGGAATAATAATTAAAGGTTCATTATATTGTGCAACATTGATAATTGTAGGTCTATCAACAATAAAGTTTGATAAAATATTAGTCTTATTTACAGTATCATATTGTATAGTATGCTTCTTAAATATTTCTGGTATCATAATTCCACCTTTTGCCTTAGTGGCGGTTGGTGATCTTAGTTCTTTCAGAACTCCTTTTGCTGCAGCAATACGTTTATCATTTGCCTTAATTAATGCACCTTCATAATTTAATTCTGCATATATTGTTGCATCAGTGACATTAGTTTGAGTCTTCAAACCATCAATGACACTTTTATAAGGTCCATCTAATTCATAAGTGAGCATTTTCCAGTTGTCATCTGTTGTAGCTGCTCTACCTCTTTTATTTGGACCACCGCCAAGAAATTTCTCAATAAATACATTTAATCTACCACCAGTCCACTGTGCCCAACCATAACCTGTCCGTGGTGTACCCCAAGGTGGTGGTAATGGTTCTTCTGCATCATAAGGACTAGTATTTTCAACGTTGTAAGCAATTAATCCAGATTCATAAATGAAGTTTCCTACCATAGCAGCAGCTTGAAAATCTTTCAATCCATATTTTTGCATCAACATTTTTGCTAGTTGAGCACCTCTTTTGTGAACAGGTCCAGTAGCAAGACCAGATAAATCTTCATAATTTGTTGATACCAATCCTTGAGCAAATCCTAATGCTATCAGTCCATTTATTAAATTATCAAGTTTTTCTTTGTCTGTGAGTTTTGACTTAGCAACTACTTTCTTATCTTCTTCTTTCTCTAACAGTTTTTCATGGAGTTTATTATGACGTTCTTCAATTTCTTTTTGCTCAAGTTTTGATAATAAAATTTTATGATAATTATATCTTCTTATATTACCAAGAAATTTAATTAAATTATTTAATAATAAATCAAACCTTTTTAGTAAATAAGACCAATCATCAATATCTTTTTTCTCTACTATATTTTTAAATTCTGTTCTAGGAACTACATAAGACTCTTCATCTATTCCTAATAGTTCAAGCATCTCTGGTGTTAATTGTACTATTCCATAAAAATTTCTATCAATCGTTTCCACGTTCCTACGATTACGAGGAATCATTCTCGTCAGAGCAGTTATCTTTACTGGTTTACTAAATGGACCTATAATATTTTGAAGTGGTTTAATCATGACTCAGGATAGTAAACAGTTGGTTTGTAAAAAGCAATTATTTCATTAGTAGTATCAGCAAAATCAAAATTATTTCTATAAGATCTGGCAACTTCCATTTGTTCTGCAGGATCAATATTATTTAAACTTGTTGTTTTTTTAGTAGTAGGTTTATTAAACAAGTTGTACAAGAAAGGAGGAATAAATGGTATTCCACTACCAACTCTCCCTTCACCTACCGTTTTCGGACCCAGAATAATTTGAGGTCCTGTTAATAACAGTCTGCGTTCTTCTGCTCTTCTATCAGGTATATCATTAGGTATTTCTTTTGCCGCTGCAGCAATTTTACCATCTTGCAGTAATCTGTAAAAGTTAGTGCCATAAACCCAATACTTACCTAAGTTATAACCCAAACTCATTATAGATGCTTTTTGTGAATCGCTAAACTTATTCCAATACTTAAATTCTCTAGAGTATTCAGGCAAGATATTTTTATTAACATACGATTTCAAAAGTGCATCTGCACGATATAAAGAAATTGGAGGATCGCTCATAGTTACTGGTTTACTATTGGTATCAAAATAATAAGTAGTTCCCCATCCAATAGTGGGAACATCACCAGTGTTTTGATACGGAAAAATCATATTTTTTCTTGGATTTGACTTTACATAACTCCATTTAGTCTTACTTTTTCCAACACTAGTAAATCCCTTTTTAATGTAATCATTATCGCCTGGAGTAAATGAAGACAGTGCTTCATGATATTCAATTATATTAGTTGCTTTAATTATAGCACCAGCAGAATACTTTTTATCAGCACTCCCAAAAGAAGTTTTTATAATATTTGCTGATGCTTTTGTAGTGTCATAATAAGGATTGAGAGATTTTATTTTTTCTTCTATTATTCCTTGAATAAACATGGGCATTTGACTCATTGGAATAATAAATTCTGGATCCGCTTCACCGACCATTATATTCCTTGTTTCAATACCACCATCAGCATTTTTAACTGTATCACCCAGCACAACATAATTCATTAAATTACCAGGAGGTTCAGTTCCATAATCTCGCTTGTTGATAGCATCACCATAAGATTTTACAGTATGAACTTCAATATGAAAATGAGGTCCTGTAGATTTACCAGTGTCACCAGATTTACCTAATACTTTACCTGCTGGTACAAGTTCTCCAGGTCTGACAGCAGTTGATGATAAATGTCCGAATCTAAACATTTTCCCTAATGTAGGAACATATACATCAACCAACAAACCATAACCTTTTTTCTTGTTTAAGGGATCTTGCCATCCAGCGTATGCAACTTGAGATGGAACTTTCAGTGCAAATAATGTACCTATATCAACACCGACATCAATACCACCATGGTGTTTGTTGCGTTGACCAGTTACTGGATCTGTTCTCGGTCCAAATGGAGACGAAATAGGATAACCACTAATCATGTCAGCATTTGTTTTTCCTTTAGGTATTAATTGTCCAGAGACTGGTTCATACGCAACATCACCACCAGATGCCGATGGTTCTGATTTACGACCGATAAGACCTAAAGAAAGTGCAAGAAGTCCTATAAGATCTTTATCTTCACCCAAATTAATTGATGGTCTAGATTTTTTTTCTTTTTCTTCTTTTAATTTTTTTACTTCTCTTTTTGCTCTATAAGTTCGCAATAGTTGATCAGATTTTTCCGAGTGAAGAATTATTTTTTTTTGAATAATAGATAACTCGTATAATTTTTTCATACGAGTCAAAAAGTATTGTAAACTATCTAAATAACGATCAATTCTTTTAATGAATTTATAGAAATTATTTGTATACTTATAATGACGAGATATCTTTTGTACTGTAGGTAATGGTAATATTTTTTCTTTTCTAAAATCAACAATTTGAGGTATATTATGATGAGTTATTCCCATCAAAGGAATAACTTTTTGATTAACTATAGAAAATTTTGGAGAATTACTTTTTTGTAATTTAGGTACAATTCTACTTTTTGGTTTTATCATTTATAATTACCACTCTCTATACTAAAGATAGTACGTGAAGAATCAACACCTGGAGGTGTTAACATAGTCTTATTTTCTTTAGTTTCTTTTGCTTTTTTACTTGGAATTTGAATGTAATTTGGAGGTAATGGAACAACACTAGGTGCTTTATTTGAATTATTATTTCTCAAATTGTTTTGAGCAGTTTCTAATCTTTCGGATGGTCTTGGACCTTTATAACCAGGAGCATTGTAGTAAGCATTAGGTCCAGACAATTGATCATAATAACTTGTTCCTTGTGGGGAAACCATGTCTCCTAGTACAGGTGCGGATATTACTCTACCTGCAAATCTTGGAAGTATTCTTTCAACAAGTTGTCTCTGTATTGGTGTTGGTCCAGTTCCTAAACCTTTTGTGAAAGACCACCAAGGATTAAATCCTTTATAACCTGTAGGAGTTTTAAATTTACCAACTTGCTGTAAATCATCTTTAATTAAGGTTCTAAGTCTTGCAGTTGATTCATTTGGAATGCGTTGATTTCTACCTAAATTCCACCATTGCTTTGGATTTCTAAATGGATTAACCATATTAGGATCTCCCATCCATCCACCAGCGCCGCCTTTACCAGCGCCGCCTTTACCAGCAATACCCCTTATCGCATTAAATCCTCGTTTTGCCAAATTAATACCAGCTGGTAGGAATTTGAGCATAGCACCAGCTCCATATTTGGGAATATCATTAGAAACTTTTCTAAAATAATTTTGCGACTGAGCATGATATAATTCTAAATCTGTTAACCCACCAGAAGCTTTTGCAGCAGAAGATACTACAGCGCCTTTGGAAAGTAAAGTAGGTTGCCATCCCCATGGCATAGGGTTACCCAACGGACCTGGCATACCTCTTAAATTAGGTCTTGGAATATATCCACCTTGAGGTCTCACATAACCTGGATGTGGCAGTGGAGTATGTGGTCCTACTGGAATACTTGATGCTATTTTTGCTGACTGGCGGGATCCACGTACCCAAGCACCGTCAACAGCAGGATTTACGACTGGAGATGGTTTATATCCTGGCGTTAGTACAGTTTGTGGTTTAGCATCATAAAGTTTTAAATCTCCACCTCCAGGGATACCGCCAGAAGCAAAATTATTAGGTGAAGTTGCTGCAGGTGCTGGCGGAGATGCAGGCATACCTGGATCATGTTTCTGTAATTTGTCAATACCTGTTTGATCTAAAGTTTGGTTCTCGGCTGTAATGTGTTTGGGATCAAATTTAGTGCGTTTTATAACTTCTTCTGTAGTTCGTGTTCTCATTTCACCATAATCAGTACCAAAACCATTTAATATATTACTGGTAATATTGTAATCACTCTGGGCAAGAAATTGATTCATTTCTGCACCACCACCTTGAATACTTTGAAAAAATTCTTCTAATTTTCTTCCGCCAGCCGCGGATGGATGTGCTTCTCTCCAATATTTACTAGGATTGTACGATCCCTTTTGTGCCTGTGGTGTTTGAATATGTTGTGCTGCTTTCTCTTTTGCAATTTTTATATTGTTTAATTCGCCAACTCTTGCCTTTCCTTTAAGTTTCAAAATTTGTTTAATTTTATATTTAATATATTCTCTTTCTTCATTCATGTAGTGTTGATACCATGCTTTTGCCCAAGCTTGACTGAATCCTGCCGTTCCCGCAGCACCAACAGTTTGACCCAACACCTGGAGGGCTGGGTGGGCACTTTTGCCAAGTAAACCCATCATGCTCATAAGTTTATCAGTTCTCTCCGCCCCTCGCTTAACAAAATCAGGAACTTCAGTGGACGGAATTGATGGTTGAGATATTGGTGTTCTTGTACGTGTTTGTGCCTTGGGGGGAGCGGGCGCAGGGGGATCGGGTGGTGTTGGTGGTGTTGGAGGTGTTGGTGCTCCTCCTACTGGTGCTGCGGGAACTGCTGCAGCAAGTTTTGGTAAATTAATACAAGTACAATCTTTATTTTTGTCATCTTCATTTTCAAATGCAACTGTTTTATCAAGTAAATATTCCTCAAAAGTATTTTGATATAATTCTTTTTTCCTTTCATATACTTCTTTTTCAGTAATAATTTGCAGTCTCTGAAGTTTTACAATATCCTTCATCAACTTTTCAGTTGCAATCATCTTTGCTTCAATTGCTTTCAGATGCGATTGAAGTGTTTTGTTTTTAACATTAGGAATCTTTATGTCCTGGAGTTTTATAGTGGGGACATAAGATTTTGGAACTGGCGTATCATATAACCCTATGACTTGATCAGGAGTCAGTGGAGGATTAACAGATTGAATTTTTACAATAGGATTTGGACTAGGATCCAACCCAGGAGATTGAGGTGTTTGAGGTGTTTGAGTCTGTGGAGTAACACCTGATTGTGTTGCAGGAGGAGTCGCAGGAGGATTAGAACCTCCTGGTGGACTTGGATTAGCTCCTGATGTTGCTGGCATTATTGTTGTGCTGCTCTACGTGCGTTTTCTTTTTGAATAAATTCAACTAACAATTGAACGTAAACATCACGTTCCCATGGTATCATTTCTTCTATTTCTGTCAAAGAATATTTATGATGCTGCATGAGATTAAAATTTAACCGATAATAGTTCTCCAGATTATTCTGGAAAACTGCTATGCGAAAAAATTTGCGAGACCCTCAATCGTCACCTCACTTTCAACACCAGTCTTTGGATTTGTAATTTTAACATTATGCTTTAATCTAGGCATAGTATTAAAAAAGTCTTGAAGTTTTTGATATTGTTTTGTATTTAAGTTTTCCACAAATTCTTCCATTTCTTTTTTGGTTGAATCGGCAGAAGTCCAGACCTCTTCTTCATTATAAATTTGATCAATACACTCAACAGCATATTCAAATGTACTGTCAATGATACTCTTAGTGTCAATATTTTTTTTCTCCATAATATACTTCATAGTCGGATATTTCATCTTAATAAAATATCCGTTTTCCAGATCAACAGTATTAGTGTGATTTTTTTCTTCTATTATTTTGATATCATCAATATTGATTTCTACTTCTACTTGAGTTTCGCCATCGTCTGGACAAGTAATAGCAAATTCCAATACTTCTCCAACAGACTTAGATCTAATATTTAAAAAAATATATTCTACATCAAAAGTAGATAATTCTTCTACATCTATTTTTGATTGAACACAATTATTAATTATTTGGATGATAGTATTTGTAATATCATTTGTATCTTCTGATTCCATTGCAAGTAAAAGAAGTTTTTCCTCTTTTACCACAAATGGTCTATATTTAATTTTCTTACCAGTTGATGGGATAGTCAGTTCATGCAAAGGAACATTAATCTTAGGCAATGACATACTTTAAATAACCTCGTCATGTTTTATAAACTTGTACGTGCTTTTCATAACGAAATTGCACTCTTAATTTATTTAGCACCGATGGTCCATATGCCAATGGTGTGCTCTCAACACTATATGGATATGCTCTGTACATGGTATGTTCAGAGGTGACTCTACCATTGGCAGCATATGCTGTTTTATTAAACTTTTTTACCTTAATATCCATTGTGATATTATCATAATAACTTAAAGTAGTAATATTTGTTCTTTCTGCTCTTGATGTCTTATTGACATACTCTAATGCTGTACCATCATTTAATCTTCTTTCAGGAAAAATGGTGTAAAACCAAGTTTCAAAAAATTTAATTGGCAATTCGTTATTAGTCATAATAAAACTTAAACTAAAATCATTATAAAGTCTTGCATGGGGATATTGAATAAGTCTACCTGTATACAAACCGTCAATTTCTTGCGTGGCAGCAAATTGACCAGGCAATGATGCTTCATCACATAGTAACATCATATTCTTGTATGCACCATCAGCAACGTTGAAATTAGTGAATTTCAATTCAGCAAAATTAGTTAATAATTGAGAATTTCTTGTACTATTAGGTATAACTTCCACTTCATATTCATTAGATAAAGAAGCGCCTTGGTCTGTCTCAAATAAACTTCGTATTTTAGTTAAGGTGGACATTAAATCTAAATAAAGATATTCTTCTAATATATTTATGGCGTACTCTGGGAAGTATCTTCCAAATAATCCTAAAAAATACAGAGGTAACCCCACACAAGTATTCTATCGCTCTCTCTGGGAACTCAAATTCATGAAGTGGTGTGATCTGAATGATAATATTCTTGAGTGGGGCAGTGAGGAGATTATTGTGCCATATCGTTCGCCGCTAGATGGTAAATATCATCGTTATTTTGTAGATTTTTATATTAAAATTAAAAATAAATCAGGTCAAATTAAAAAATATTTGATTGAAATAAAGCCAAAAAAACAGACAACGGAACCAGCAGTACAAAAAAGAAGGACGCCAAGATATATCAACGAAGTGACAACTTATGTGATAAATCAAGCAAAATGGGAAGCAGCACGAGAATGGTGTGCTGATAGACAACTAGAATTTCTTATTCTCACAGAAGACCACTTAAATGTCAGGTAAAGGCTTCGGTAAAGACAAAAAAACACCAAAGGGTGGTCTAGAAAAACATATTGTCAAAGAAGCAGCAGGAAAAGCAAAAAATCCTGACTGGTATCGCAAACAGGTGTTTGATTATCTTTATAAAAATGTTACTGATGAGGTATTGCCAGGAAAAATGTATTTCTTTGAGTATGACCCTAAATTAAAGGAAACTTTACCGCGCTATGATATCTATCCTTTAGTATATGCTGTAGATAGAGGAAAAGATACCTTTCTAGGTCATAATTTACATTATGTTAGAGACAAATTAAGACCTGCTTTAGCAAAATCTGTTCTAAATAAAGTAGCAAGATTTCCTGATGAAACCATTCATAGATACATCTTTAAAAATGCTGATAATTTCTTTTTTGAAGTGAAAAATGAAGATTGGGAATTTATATCATCACTTCCTTTAGAGAAATTTATAGAGAATTAAATGGCAACAACTAGATATCCTGCAGATTTCACAGGAACACCAGAAACTGATTATCTTGAAATTAAGATGATCAGGAGAGATTATAAAGAAACTGGTTCCACATCATATAAGTTAGAAAGTCCTGGAAATGGTCTTCCTGATACTATTATATTAAATATGCCACAGAGAGTGACTGAAAGCATTAGTCAGAATTTTTTAAATGCATCTTTAGGTGAAATAGGACCATTTTTGGGGGCAAAAGATGGAACTGGTGGCATGAAAAAACAAATGGTGCAAAATGTAATTAAAAGACTTTTAGAAAATGCATTTCTTGGAGCAGCAACACAAGGAGCTCAAAAATTAGGAGCTAGTCAACTAAATGAAAATGGTATTTTATCAGCAACCAGTGGTGTAGTATACAATCCCAATCTTGAAGTTCTTTATGATGGTCCTGACTTCAGGAGATTTAATTTTCAATTTTCATTATTTACTAAATCAGAAAAAGATGCTCAGGCAATTTACAGTATTGTAAGATTTTTTCAATATAGTTCTGTTCCATCTGGAGGAGGAGTAGTTGATACTGGAGCATTAGCTGGTGTTATTTTGGATCAAGCTGCAATTGAAACAGCGGAAAATGTCGCTGGCTTTGCTGGTGCTGGTATAAATGATCTTATAAAAAGGGCAACAACCACAACCACTTCTGGAACTACCTCAAACCCATTTCAAAATAGCATTGATGCTGGAGTCAATACTCTACTTGGTCTAGTAAGGGGTGGTTCGGGTGCTGCTTTGGCTGGCGGTGGTGTGATCGGAACAGGAGAAAATAGATTTATCAAACAACCACCATTTTTACTCCTGACATATAAGAGAGGAGCAAATATTCATCCTTTCTTACGTCCATTACTTCCATGTTCATTAAATAGTTTATCTATTGATTATACTCCAACTGGAAACTACACTGTAATGGACAATTTTGGCAAACCAAACGTTTCAACCGTTGTTGCAGTGAATATAACTCTTGAATTGACTGAAGTTAAAAATGTCTTTAAAGAAGATTATGATAATAACTTTGCAAACAGAGCAATAGGAATAAAGTAAAATGTTTTTCTCACTTTTACCAAATCTAGAATACTCGCAGAATCGCATTAAGTACAGATTCACGGATAGTGAATTTGTAGTTGCAAAAAATATATTTAAAAGCATCCAAATTGACAATTCTGCATATGCTACTAATTTATTCAAAGAATTTTTGATTAAAGATTCAGCAAGACCAGATTATATTGCAGAAAAGTTGTATAATGATGCTAATTACGATTGGGTAATTTTACTGACAAATAATATTAAAAATTTACACAATGATTGGCCTCTTTCTACTGCCATGTTTGAATCTATGTTACAAAAAAAATATTCAAATCCCTTTGACACAAAGCATTGGGTGACAAAAGAAGTTAAAAATGATATTGGTGAAATAGTTCAACCAAAGGGATTGGTGGTATATTATAACCCCAGTGTACCATCTTCATTTACTCTTAGATATGTGAAATCATACAATCCTAGAGTAGAAGAAATAGAATACGGCGATACAGTGCTTGAATCAGTTTCATACTATGAGTATGAACAGCAATTAAATGAGAAAAAAAGAGTTATTCAAGTATTAAACCCTAGGTATCTTGATTTCTTCGTAACTTTGTTTAAAGCATCTGTAGGTTATTTGCCAAATGAAAAAGTATCTAATGAATTTAATGCATTGACAAGAACTTTAAATACCGAAAATATCTTTAATAATAAAAGTCTCTAAAAAACCCTACAGACAAAAAAATAGGCGGAAATTTTTTCCCACCTTTTTTGTAACTAAAAGTTGATTTTGGTTTGAGGGTCAATCCTCTTCTGCTAGACGAGCAAAGTAACTCAGGGTATCATCCTCATCATCAGATGCTCCTACAGGGGCGGCAACCTTAGGCAGAGAGGGTTCTCGTGATGCTACCGTGTTAAACATCTGAGTGCTACGAGCAGGGGGAGAGAAGATTTGCTCATCATCCTCATCCTCAAAGGTCTCGCGGTCAACACGAGCGGGGGTGGGTTTACCACGACCGAGTTTTACATTTAGACGGGACTCAAGTTCTTCATAGGTCTTGAAGTTCTTAGCATCCATAAACTCCGACAGAACATATTCACTACGCCAGATCTTTTCAAGTTCATTGTCAGTGTAGTCACCAAGGGTAGAGACCGAAGCAAACTCGGACTTATCATAGTTCCAGTAACCTTCAACCTTACGGATTTTCAGTTTGAAGTTTGCACCTTCCCAGAAATCAAAAGGATTGATGGGGGTTTCATCTTGGAATTCAGGTTGCATCGCTGCCTGAATCTTATCAAAGATTTTCTTACCATACTTGAAGATAAAGACCTTACCTTCGTTGCTAGGATTAGCAGGGTCACTCACAACATAGATGTTGGAGTAGTAGGACAGTTTACGCTTTTGTTTGCGAGCGATTTCCTTATCACTATCGTGACCGCTGTTCCAGAGTTCACGATTCATTTCTGCAACAGGGTCCTTCTTGCCCAGAGTTGTCAGAGAGTTCTCAATATACCAACCACCAGGACCTTGGAAACCATGAGACCAGATCTTTGCCCAGGGAAGGTCTTCTCCTTCAGGGGCGGGCAGGAAACGGATTACGGCAAAACCATTGCCAGATTTATCCATTTCGGGTTTCCAGAGACGGTCATCGGCGGATGACGTACCAGCATTCTGGAGTTTCTCAATCTCGCTAGTGAGTTTATCAAAACCAAACTTAGATTGTTTTTTAAGATCAGCAAAAGACATTCGTATTACCTCGTATTAAGTGGATTCGTTGTGTGGCGGACGACCAGCACCTGATCATCCTAACCTATTTAGATGGTTCCGTCAAGTACCTGGCGTTTCATTTCTTCCATGTTTGTAGCGAAACCATCATAAATTTGATTCATATTAGAACCAGTGATAGTCATCCCCATCATTCGTGCTGCCTTTACAAATTCATCTTTAAGATCTAGAGCACGGGGGTCATCGGACAGGGAAATCCTGTTGTAAAAAATTTTTTGTTTTTCAATTAGTAGAAGCATTTTATCAATGCATTCAAGTTTATCACCACGAGGGAGCGTCAAAAGATTAGGAAGAAATTTAACAATTTCTTGCTGTAAATCAGTAATTTCTTGAGCTTCTTGCCTCACGATTTCGGAATCAAAGAAAGACATTTGTGGTCTAATACCTTCTCCTTAAGTGTACATTTGTATTTAACAATATCTGGAGTGAGAAATGGAGAGTATTTTAGGGCGGTTCTCCTTACATCTTTCCAGATAAGTTGTTCGGTTATCATTCTATCAAATCTTGGAATAAAGTCAAGTATCTGATTCATAATAACAAAAGTTTCCATTGAAATTTTCTTTCCCAATAAAAACTTGAGTAGTGGTGGATGAGTACCATCAACTTTAAATAAGTTATCAAACTCTTGAACTTCTGATAGAAGGAAGTCTACATCTTCACTGAAAGTATAATGCAAACTCTCCATTCGTTTCTTCCAGTCATGATAGTTATCATCCCCATCAGTTCTTACCATAGACCCAATCCAATTAGAAGGATCAGAGACGAAGTTAGCGAGGAAATAAGAAAGAATCTCGCACTCTTTGTGTTTATTAACGAGTTTCTTGAAAAAATACCTATCCTTTCTTTTCTGGAAATTTTCTTCTGTTGCTTTTGCTTTGCCATTGAATTTAAAATAATCATAACTGTCGGTAGTGAAGTGTAATTTCAGTGCGACATACATTTTATAAGACTCAAAAGCGGTCATATAGCAAGTCGTGCCTTAGATGATTTTTTCATGTAGTTTAATCGTTGTGCATCATACTTCAGTTTATCCTTCAAAGGTTTGGAGATTAACTTTGAGACAGTTTCAATCTCAATGTTATGTTCATTACAATAATGCACAATACACTCAATGTAGTTCATAGAACCATCACTGCTCTTCATCAGATTCTCAATTTCCATTGAGAACTTTGCAGCAGTCATAAACTTTTCCTCAAGGATGTCATTGATTCTATCCTTTGACATTGGCAAACTTCGCTCCGTTGTGGTACTCAAAAAATTCATCAACATAATCTAAAAGCAACTGGTGATACAACATTTTATCATACTTTTCAAAAATTTGCATCTCACCATCCTGACATGCAATCATCACAACGATTTTATCAATCTCAATGCCAGTCCGCTCCCAGTAAGCGTAACCGTATGCCATACATTGAACAAAATAATGTTCAATCCAATCTTCGCGCTTTAATTTTCCTGATGTTTTAAAGTCAATGATTGCGAGTTCACCATTGTACTCTGCAATGCAATCTACTCTACCTGCAATTCGGAAGTCATCACTATAGAGTGGTGCTTCTAGTGCGTGAATATTATTTATGTTATCAAGGTAAGGTTTTGCGGATTCAAACATTTGCCAGGAGGCAGATGCCTGCTCCATAAGATTACTTGGAGCTACATGAAGGTTGTTTAGGTAGTCTTCAGCATACTTGTGGAAGATTGTGCCGCGAGTTGTAGATACCTTACAGATTCGGTCTGCTTCAGCATCACCGACCTTCTGCCGCCAGTCAGCAAAAAACTGACGGTTTTTATGAGTGGTGACAGAAGTAATTGAAGGATACTTATTGCCATTAGGAACAGAATAGTGGCGTACTCCGTTCACTGTCACGGGTTCAGGAAGTTCAATTAAAGAATTACCAATGTGATTAAACATATCAAAGACCAAGATTAATTTTACTTACAAGATAAGATTTTACCAGACCAGAGCGTACAATATCATCCACACCGAACTCAATACAACTAAACTCTTTCATGCTTTGAATGATTCTGAGGAAATCTACAATACCATTTCGTTCACTTTGTTTTATAAGGTCAGTCTGAAGAACATCACCACAAAACATAATTTTACTATTCTCACCGACACGAGTGATAATGGAATCAAGTTCGTGGAAGTTAAGATTCTGTGCCTCATCAATCAAAAGGATAGCATTGTCAAAGGTAGTGCCACGAATGAATGAAGTAGACCAGAAACTAATCGTTCCCTGATTCTTGAGGTTCGTATAGAGCAGTTCAAATGCATTATCATCTGGCATCTTAAACATATACTTTACCATATTCTTATAAGGAATTTGATAGAGCGATGACTTATCTTCATGATCACCAGGAAGGAAACCAATCTCGCGTGTCGCTACAAGTGAGCGAACAATATAGATTTTTTCGTAAGGAGTCCTTTCGTTGAGAACATCTTTTAGTGCAAGATAAAGAGCAACAAATGTTTTACCTGTACCAGCGGCACCATAGGCAAAAATATTTTGTTCAAGATTATAATCATGGAAAAACTTTTCTTGATTTTCTGTGAGTGGTTCAATGTCCTTGATATAATCAAGATTAATTGGTTTTTTACGTTGCATAGTTTTATTTGACATCCCGAATGGTACGGGGTTCTGAATTCTTTTTCTTGCCATAAATCAAGTATACCGAGAGAGGTTTGCATTAGGGTGAGCAGATTGTACTTTTTGCATCACTTCTTTGAATCCATCAGATTGTTTGGGTTCGCCATATATAGTTCCTCCGACACCTGCCATCCAATCTTTATCCCAGTCAGGATTATCTTTTCTCCACTGTTCATAGTCCTTCATGGACATATAAAGTTCTTGTTTGTCACCAGTCTTGGTGTTGATTACTGCGTAAGTAGGCATAATTATTCAAGTGTAATAGAAGGGGCATCTAAACATTCTGGGCATTCTTTAGCACGGGTCCAACCAAGTGCCTCAGATACTGCAGGGAATTGACAGATAAAAATACAACGGATTGCTTCTGCAATATCCATATGTTCTTTCTGTGTGCCGTTAGCGGAACGTAGGTTGATATAATGTATCCAGGAACGCACTGATCCCGTCATATACAGGCGTGTGGTGGTTGCCAAAGGCAACACAAACCTTGCACACTCCTTTGCTACCCCCGCCTCTAGAAGACGCTTGTAGAGGTTGTTAGAACGGATGAAGTGCTCTTGAATTTCTGTCTCAAGAACAAGTTTTAGATACCCTTCAAGATCATCAGTAGAATTCTGACGATTCTTATCATCTTGACGACGCAATTCTGGTACAGGAATATCTCTTGTCAACAGATTAGTGTCAGCATAGCGTTGCGAAAATTCTTGAAATGTAAACGAACGATGACGCAAAATCTGAGCTGCGATACCACGAGAGGTATTAATTTCCACAGTCATCGTTGCTTGTTCAAAGATGCTCCAATGTTGATGTTGAATACAATACTTAAGAAGACCCGAGAACTTTTCATTTTCTTGATTTGCTGGGTTGCTAACCCTAGCACAGTATGCCATATGCTTCTCTGCATCTGGGGTTACTGAAATAATCTTAGCTAACATTCTTTATATGAGTCTGAACAAAGTTATTATAGCAAGAAAAAAGTGGGGG